CCCGAAGCTGGTGTTTATTATCGTGGAATCGGTGAAATTGAATCTGAAAGTGTTGTAGTCGATTTACCTCATTATACTGATTCTCTGGCATTTGAATTTACCGTTAACCTGACCCCAATTGGCAAACCAAGACCACTGGGTGCTTCCAGGGTTAAAAATGGTCAATTTAAAGTGTATGGAACACAGGGTGAATTTTATTGGACCGTATTTGGTAAACGGTTGAACATAAATACCGAACCATTAAAATCAGATGTAGATGTTCATGGAGATGGACCATACCGATGGATTTAAATGAAGGTTAAATTATTTCAAAATAAAATAAAAGGTAAAATCAGTAAGGTACGATGGGTGGAGGCGGATTGATGCAACTTGTCGCCTACGGTGCTCAAGATATTTATCTAACTGGGAAACCACAGATAACATTCTGGAAAGCAGTTTATCGAAGATACACTAACTTTGCCGTTGAATCCATCCAACAAGATGTTTTAGGAACACCTCAATTTGGAAGCCAAGTTGCCGTTACCATTTCAAGAACGGGGGATCTCCTAAAAAAGTTATGGATTGAATACTCTCCAAGGGATCTTTTGGAGGGTGTTAATGGAAATGATTGTACAATAGCCGCAAACATTGGTCATGCTATAATTGACTCGGTATATATCGAAATAGGTGGTCAAATTATAGATCGCCATTATGGAAAATGGTTGACTATATGGAACTGTCTAACTGAACCAAACCCGACAGGTGAACAGGGTGCTATAGATAATTACTGTACAGGTCCTGGTGAAAACTCACCAAACCCTATTTATGGTACTTCTGGTTATGGAGACAATTCAGTTTATTCCATTTATCCCAGAACAACTCGTTACAATCGTATGGCTTATACCCATCGCTCACAGGTAAATGTAAATAATAACGGTGGAGCTGCTCAATACGCATGGGTTCCTTTACAGTTTTGGTTCTGTCGTAATCCTGGTCTAGCATTGCCTATTATTGCTCTACAATACCACGAAATAAAACTGTTTATAAATTTAGCACCGATTGATAATGTGCGTACAGGTAGAAATGTACTCGGGACAGAGTTTAGAAGATTTGCCATTTACGCCGATTATGTGTATCTTGATACGATCGAGCGTCGTCAATTTGCCCAAAACTCCCATGAATACCTCGTCGACCAGCTCCAAATTCTTGAATCGGTTTCAGCTATAAATATTAAACTGCCGTTTAACCATCCCGTAAAGGAACTTATTTGGACACCAGTTTCACTACCTGTAAGTGGAACTACCAGAGACAATGTTGTTCCAGGAGGGGCAAGTCCACACGATTCATTTAGACCAAGTACCATCAGTGTACCCAATACATATACACTCGTGTTAAATGGATCAAATCGATTTAGTGCCCGTGACATAACTTATTTTACTCGTAACCAAGTATATGAACATCACACCGGTTTTGGTTCTGTGATGTATCCAGATTCTATAGCGGTTTATAGTTTTTCGTTAAGACCGGAAGAAAACCAACCGAGTGGAACATGTAACTTTAGCAGAATTGAATTGGCTCAATTGGTTAGGTCTCAAACATTCGCCGCTGATGGAACAACACCTATACCTGATCTTATAGACATTTACGCAGTGAATTACAATATTCTCAGGATAAATTCCGGTATGGGAGGTCTCGCTTACAGCAATTAAAATTAAACTTAAACTTATTTTTATTTAAAGAATTAATTTTATAATTAATTAAACATGAACTACCTTATATTTGACACAGAAACAAATGGTCTGCCCGTTTGTAGGTCATTCGGGTATTTCTATCTATACAACGATACCGAGAAATACAATAACGCCAGAGTTGTACAAATCAGTTACATTATTACCGATCGTGAATTTAACAAACTCGAAGAATCCGATACAATCATCAAAGCCGATAATTTTAAAATAGACAACCATCGATTTCATGGAATTACCGATACAATTTCGGAAAGAGACGGGATTCCATTTATGGAGTTTGCCAAGAACTTTAGCAATTCGTTGAATTTTGTCGATACCATTATAGCACACAACATAAGTTTTGATTTTAATGTACTTTGTGCTGAGTTTTATAGATACGGGTTACATGACATCATTGCTAAAATGGAATCTAAATCACAGATTTGTACAATGAAAAAATATAAATATATCGTAAATGCCACATTTAAAGGCACTAACGATATAAAATATCCGAGTTTAAAGGAACTTTACAAGTTCGCTACAGCTAAAGAAATTGAGAATCAACACAATAGTATGTACGACACTCTTAATTTGTGGGAGGCGCTTCGGGAACTTCAATATCTTGACATGGGATCGTTCTAGCGCTTGGGTCATTTGTCTGAACATACTTAGGCATCCAGAAATAAGGTACGATATCACCACAATTTGGAAAGTATTCTTCAAAGATACTACGGTAATAAACTTGCTCCTTTGTCTGTGGGTCGTTGCGAAGAAATGTTTTTTTGTTAAAACTGAATTCCTGGCAACGCTCTTCAATAATCTTAAACCACGAACGATCTACAGAACTAACACCATCACTAAAGGCTTCCTTGGTTCTAAGTAAAACTTCCTCTGGTAAAAGATCTTTGTTCATAAATGAAATTGCTCCACGCAACAAAAACTTTTCCGGTTGATTATTGTAGCGATGATTGCGTAAATCCATTGGAAGTGAAAGATAAATCTGAACAAACGAACGATCTAGAAAGGGTGTTCGTGGTTCGAGCCCATGTGTACTGATACAACGGTCACTTCTGAGAACATCAAAGTAATGAATGTTACTAAGAAGACGCTTACACTCACGGTCAAACTCAATTTCATTGGGTACATGGTTAAAGTAACGATAACCACCCATCACTTCATCGGCCCCGTCACCATTGAAGATAACCTTGGCTTGTGAATTCTGTGAAATGTATTCACCGATAAGGTAATTACCTACACTTGCCCTTACAGTTGTTGTATCGTATGTTTCTATAGCCTGAATGACTTCAGGTATAGCATCAAAGAACTCTGTTTCTGTTAAAATTATGTTGGTGTGTTTTGTACCAAGATGGTCCGCTACCTTTTGAGCGTAAACAAGGTCGGTAGATCCTTCTAAACCAATTGAATAAGTCTCTAAAACGGTTCCCTTTGGAATAATGGAGTTTACCAAAGCAGTAATTGTGCTAGAATCTAAACCACCCGAAAGAAGACATGCTATTGGACGATCGGTTGTACCGACAACACGCTTTTTAACAGCGTTGTAAATTGTTTGGTATATAATTCCGTAAATGTCGTAAAGGTTATTAAAAATCATCTTCGAAAATCCAAATGAAGTATATTTCGTTTGATTTATAATTCTCGGATGATTGTATTGTTCTAGCTGAATTTCCATGAATGTACCCGGTTCAAAATGTACAACATTTATACCAAATGCTGAAATCTGCTTTAATTCGGAAGCAAAAATAAGTTCGCTGCTGTTATGGAAATAAAGCGGACGAACTCCATAAGGATCACGAGCAACAAATACCTTATTAATATTGGAATCGTAAAGTATAAAGGCAAAAACACCATCAAGAAGTTCAAATATGTATTCGATTCCATAAGTTTTATATAAATGGATAATAACTTCGCAATCTGAATTTGTCCGGGTTTGGTAAGGCTTTGAGAGACTACGATAATTATAAATTTCTCCATTACAAATCAGGTAAATTCCGTCATTAACAATTGGTTGGTCAGAAGTGCTGTCAAGCCCGTTGATGGCAAGTCTATGGAATCCTAGAAATGTAAAGGTGTTATTGTACTCCAAGATTATTTTGTTGGTTGATTCGGGTCCACGAGATTTACCCTTCATAAATTGTTTTTCAATAAATTTTTCATTATAAATATTTGTAGGTTTATTTATATCGGATGTGTTTGCGATATAAGCAAAGATACCACACATTTTTTATATTGAAAAGTTTATTCTTTTAAGTTAATTTTAATTCTTCGATTTTACACCAAACTTAACATATATTCCAGGTTACATCTGTTAATTTGATGGATTATACTGTATTTTTCTCCAATTTCATTATTTTAAACTTATTAGTGGTATTTAAATTATCTTTAAATTTGTATTTAAATTATCTTTAAATTTGTATTTAAATTATCTTTAAATTTGTATTTAAATTATCTTTAAATTTGTATTTAAATTATCTTTAAATTTGTATTTAAATTATCTTTAAATTTGTATAAAAATTACAT